CGGTCGTATTTACTATCATGTTGTGGTAAATGACAAAGATCCTAAGAAAGGTATTCAAGAGCTTCGTTACATTGACCCACGCAAGATTCGTAAAGTGCGTGAGATTTTAAAAGGTCGAGATCCAAAGACTGGTGCTAATATCATTCAGTCTATTGCAGAGTATTATGTTTACCAAGATAAAGGTACAACAACTCAAACTTATACTGCACAGGTCAATTCTGGTTTAAGAATTGCACCTACTTCCGTTATTAATGTGAACTCTGGTTTGATGGATGCTAAAAACACATTCGTCATTTCATATTTACATAAAGCAATTAAACCTCTTAATCAGTTGCGTATGATTGAAGATGCGGTTGTTATCTATCGCATATCAAGAGCGCCAGAACGCCGTATTTTCTACATCGATGTTGGTAACTTACCTAAAGGTAAGGCAGAACAATATCTGCGTGACATTATGATTAAGTATAAAAACAAAATGGTTTACGATGCATCAACTGGTGAACTCCGTGATGACCGTAAACACATGTCTATGCTTGAAGATTTTTGGTTACCTCGCCGTGAAGGTGGTAAAGGTACTGAGATTACTACATTACCTGCCGGTCAAAACCTTGGCGAGTTAGAAGATGTTAAGTATTTCAGACAGAAATTGATGCAGTCTTTAAATGTCCCAATTTCTCGTTTAGAACCACAACAAGGCGGTATGATTGGTCTTGGCCGTGTTTCAGAAGTTACCCGTGACGAAGTTAAATTTACAAAGTTTATTGTTCGTCTCCGTAATAAGTTTTCACAAATCTTTGATAATGCACTTGCAATTCAATTGTCATTAAAAGGCATTTGTTCCAGAGAAGAATGGGACCATTTCAAAGAAGATGTTTATTACGACTATAAGAAAGATAACAATTTCACAGAGATGCGTGATGCAGAAATTCTCCGTGAAAGACTTAGTGTTCTTCAAACTGTTGACCCATATCTAGGTAGATATTATTCTACTCAATGGGTTAAGAAGAAAATTTTGCAGATGAATGATGAAGAAATCGAACAGATGCAAAAAGAGATGGATGAAGAAGAAGAACAAGGTATTGGTCAACCAGTCAACCCAGCAGGTGGTGAACCTCAGGTGACAGCAGAACAATACCCACCAGAAGATAATACAGTTGAACAAGGTGCATCCGAATCACTAACACCAATGTTAGATGCAGATGTAGAAAAGTATTCAACTATACTAAATAGGCGTTAAGGAGAAAATAACATGAATGTATCAAAATTTATTGATAGTGTGGCAACAGGTAATGCTGTTGAAGCTAAAGATGTTTTAAATGACTTGCTTTCAGCTCGTGCATTTGAATCTCTTGATGCTCGAAAAACAGAATTAGCTCAATCACTATTTACTGGTTCACAAGTAGAAGAAGAACAATTAAATTTAGAAGATTATTCTTTAGAAGAATTGCAAGAATTTATGGTTTCTGAAGAATTCGAACAACTTGATGAATTGTCAAAATCAACTCTTGGTTCTTATGTAAATAAAGCCAGTGGTGACGCTACAAGAAGTGCGGCAGGGTCAACCAGTTTTGCATTTAGAAGCACAGCTGCAAAAAATCCAAGAGTAAAAGATGCTGCTGCAAAGATATCTGATGAAGAAGAATCAAGAAAACAAAAACGCCTTGCTGGTATCGGTAAAGCGGTTAAAAAATTAACAAAATAAATGAAATCGTTACAAGATTTTAAAACTCTTGTTGAAGAAGAAAAGTCAGACTATTCAAAGTTTGACATGTTGGTTCGAGCAGGTCTTGCCAATAAGGCACAGATTCAAAGAATACACAAAATTTTGGATAAGATGCAAGAAGAAAAACCTGTCTTTAATAATGCAGACAGAATGATTCTTCAAAACTTGTTCAACAAAATGGTAGATTTGATTTCCAATAATAAACAAATCCTTTCACAGGCAAAAAGAGCCGTTAGAGAAGATGTGGAAGTAGAAGAAGGAGTATTAGATACTTCTGATTTTAAAGTTGGACCTTCAGGTAAAAAAGTTAAAGCACACCGATTTACAGTTGGTGATACAGTTAAAGAAGATATTGAAATAGAAGAAGCGACAATGGATATTCCAGATGATCCTCCTTATGTTTTAATATTGAAGCGTAAAGCAGTTCGTATGTATCCCAATAAAACGAAAGTTGCTTTATACTATAACGATAGACTAAGTAAGTTCTTTACCATACCTTACGGAATGAAAGTTGAATTACCAATTCAAGGTGAATCAGTTGAAGTTCAAGAATCGGTAATGGATAGTTTACACAAGATTGTTGCAGGTAAACAGGCACAATCAGTTAAGTTTGCAAATGGTCAATCAAGAAAAGTTGACCATTATACTGCTTCTGCTATTACACAAGTTCACAAAGCAGTGAACGATGATAATAAAAAAAAGTTGTCGGATATGGTTCATAAAAGCCCGGCACATTTTGAAAAAGTGGCCGCATTTGCATTTAGTAAAGCAAAATGAACTTTGTAGATTTGTTATTTCAAAATAGATTAGATGAAGCAAAAGAAAAACTTGTTGCTCATCTTGGTGCGATAACTGCTGCTCGTTTAGAAGAGGCAAAAAGATATGTTGCATCAGATAGTTATGAAGAAGTTGAAATAGATGAGGCGAGAAATCCAAACCTTGTTAAAATGGGTCGAATTACTAAAGTTCGCCGAAGAATTAGACGAAACGCCAAAGGCCGTATTGTGGTGCAGAAGAACACCAGACGGTCTGGTATCAAAGGTTATAGACTTTCGGGAAATACTGTCAAAAGAATTCCCGCAACGGTAAGATTGAGGAAAGCACGCTTATTAAAGCGTTCATGGAAAACAACTAGAAGAGCGAAACTACGCCGTTCACTTTTGAAAAGAAAGATGAGTAATCGTAGGAGAGCATCAATGGGACTAAGATAATATGCCATACGAAATAGTAAATAACAAAAGAAGTAAATCGGTTATTCGTGTTGTCGGTAATACTGCAACGCCAATTAATCTATCAACATTAGCCGCAGGTAGTGATGAAACGGTTACTAATGCTTCGATTACACATGTGACTGCACAATCAGATGGTGCGTGGAAAGTGTATCGTGGTAATAGTGCTTCGGATGTTTTGGTGTTAGATTTAACTGGTGCAGGTAATGTTGATTGGCCTTTGGCACAATATGATATTACGATTGCAAATAACTCATCGTCAAACATTTTCGTAACAAATTCAGGTACAGGTGGTACACTAATACTAACAGTAAGTAAGACTGCCACATATAACCCTGCGTTAACAGGATTGTAAAATGAAACTTATAACAGAAACAATTGAAAGTGTTAAGTATCTTTCCGAAGCATCAGAAAACGGTAAGAGAAAACTTTTTATTGAAGGTACTTTTCTTGTAGGTGAACAGGTTAATAAAAATAACCGCATGTATAAAATGGACACACTTCGCCGTGAAGTGGAAAGATACACAGAAGAATTTATCAAAACAAATCGTGCTTTAGGTGAACTAGGTCATCCAGATACACCTTCTTTGAATTTAGAAAGAGTGTCTCATAAAATTGTGTCTTTGAAAGAAGATGGAAATTCATTTTATGGTAAAGCATTGATTTTAGAAACACCATATGGCCAGATTGTCAAAAACTTTATTGACAACGACATTCAGGTTGGCGTTTCATCCCGTGCAATGGGTTCTTTAGTTCAGACTAAAGAAGGATATAACTTGGTACAGGACGATTTACGCCTTGCTACCGCAGCAGACATTGTAGCAGACCCCTCTGCTCCAGGTGCCTTTGTTAATGGTATTATGGAAAACAAAGAGTGGATGTTTGTCGAAGGACGCTTCGTAGAAGTAGATTTCGATAACGCAAAAAGACAAATAAAGAGAGCTTCTAAGTCACAAATAGAACAAACCGCTCTTCAAATATTTGAAAACTACCTACGAAAACTTTAATTTTATAAATAAGAAATCATAAGGAGATTCCTAATGGCAACAAATAAACTCATGGAAGCCGCAGCAGAAATTCTTGCAGGTAGCAAGAAAAGTGCTTCGTCTATGCCAATTGAAAAAATGCCCGGTGCTGATGCAGTAGACCTTGGTGGTCCAACACCAACTAACGGTAAACCAGATGACGATTCTCAAAAAATCGACACTACTAAAGCCGCTAAGTCTGCAACTGCGCCAACAACTAAGCCTTCTGCGGCTTCATCTGCAAATGTAACTGCAAAGATGAACCAAGAAGAAAAAGAAGATGAAGATGAAGTTATTGCTGAAATGCACGGTGATGAAGCCGAAGATAAAGCAATGATGAAAAAAATGAAGATGAAAGAAAAAATGAAAGAGGATATAGATTCACTATTCTCTGACGATTCTACCATCTCAGAAGAATTCAAATCCAAAGCTGCAACAATTTTTGAAGCTCGTGTATTAGACCGAGTAACACAAATTGAAGAAGAAGTTGAATCTAAGTATGCAGGTATGCTTGAAGAAGCGGTTGCAGAAATCAAGAGCGACTTGACAACTAAAGTTGATGATTACCTCAACTATGTTGTTGAACAATGGATCGAAGAAAATCAAATTGCAATTGAGTCTGGTCTCCGTGCCGAGCTCACAGAAGAATTCATTGCTGGTCTACGCAATCTTTTTGCAGAACACTACATCGATGTTCCAACTGAAAAAGTTGACTTGGTTGACGAACTTGCAGGTAAAGTTGAAGAACTTGAAAGCAAACTCAACGAAGAAATGGAGCGTGGTATTGGTTACGCAAAAGCATTAGTTGAATCACGCAAGAATGAGATTACCCGTGAAGTTTGTGAAGGTCTCACAACAACTCAAACCGAAAAAATTAAGACACTCGCAGAGAGCGTTGAATTCTCCACAGAGGACGAATACAAAAATAAGGTTGAGACAATCCGTGAGAACTACTTTCCATCTGGTATTAAAAAAGCAGATGCAAATGACTTGCACGAACAGGTAGAAGATACAGCAGAACAAAAAGTCATTACTGACCCATTTGTTGCCGCAGTATCACAAGCAATTTCTAAAACAAAACTCTAAAAACATTAGGAGATAATTAAATGTATTTGTCCGAATCACTACAAAAAAAATGGGAAGGCGTTCTGGATCACCCAGATTTGCCATCTATCACCGATAAGTATCGTAAAGCCGTTACTGCGGTTATCCTTGAGAATCAAGCTCAAGAAATGGTTAAAGCAGGCGCAATCCTGAACGAAGTAGGCCCAACAAACTCGATGACCAACACAATCGCTTCTGGCGGTTTTGGTGGCGGTGCAGCTTCACCAGTTGCCGGTTTCGACCCAATCTTAATCAGCTTAGTTCGCCGTTCATTACCTAACCTCATCGCTTATGATATTTGCGGTGTGCAACCAATGACAGGTCCAACAGGTTTGATTTTTGCAATGCGTTCACGCTATGCAACACAAGGCGGTACAGAAGCTTTCTATGACGAAGCAAACTCTGGCTTCTCTGGTGCTGCTACTCAAGCTGCATTGTCATTGCAATCTAATACATCTACTTCTGGTAATGTATTTGCAAACACAGTATTCTCTAACTTGCCAGGTACAATGACAACAGGTCGTGGCGAAGCTTTAGGTGATGGTTCTAACACATTCCAAGAAATGGCATTCTCTATTGAGAAAGTAACTGTCACTGCTCGTACCCGTGCATTGAAAGCAGAATACTCAATGGAACTTGCACAAGACTTGAAAGCAGTTCATGGTCTTGACGCTGAAACAGAATTGGCAAACATCTTGTCATCTGAAATTCTTGCAGAAATTAACCGTGAAGTTATCCGCACTATCTACGCAACTGCAAAAGTTGGTGCACAAGTCGGTACAACTACAACTGGTACTTTCGACTTAGACACAGACTCTAACGGTCGTTGGATGGTTGAAAAAGTTAAAGGTTTGGCATTCCAAATCGAGCGTGAAGCTAATACTATTGCCAAGACAACTCGCCGTGGTAAAGGTAATGTGATGATTTGTTCTTCTGATGTTGCTTCTGCTCTTGCAATGGCAGGCATCTTAGATTACAACTCTGCACTACAAGCTAATGTTAACTTGACAGTTGACGATACTGGTAATACATTTGCTGGTACATTGTTTGGTCGTATCAAGGTTTATATTGACCCATATTTCCCAACATCATCAACATCTGAGTTCGCAGTAATCGGTTATAAAGGTTCAAACGCTTATGACGCCGGTCTGTTCTATTGCCCATATGTTCCGTTGCAAATGGTTCGTGCAGTTGATACAGGTACTTTCCAACCTAAGATTGGTTTCAA